AGCTAATGGATAAGACCTTGCTTGAGATGCTAGACGAAGTGAGAGATAAGTTTGACAAACCCATACACATTAATAGTGGATTTAGAACACCTGCACACAATGAAAAAGTAGGAGGAGCAGAAACAAGCAGCCATCTCAAAGGACTTGCAGTAGACATAGCTTGTAACAAAAGCCAAGACAGATTTGATTTAATTAACTGCCTTTTAGACGTAGGGTTTAGCAGGATAGGAGTTGCAAATACTTTTATACACGCTGATATAGACCCTGACAAGACACAAGGTGTAATTTGGACATATTGAGCATAGCAATCATATCTTTATTCCCTACTTCGTTTATATTTGGTATATCTTACTATCCTAAAAATGAAGACTACCCATTTAATGAACTAAACATATATTTGTTTTTTATGCAGTTACAATTTAGAACTTATGAGCAAACCATTTAAAGATACTAAAGTAGGTAAGTTTCTAATAGGCGAGAAAGGTCTGTTTAAGAATTTAGCCAATACATTGCCTGACAAGGGCTTTTTAGGTGTTTTAAAGAACTTAATAGCTAAAGACAATAGTTTATCCCCATTTGAAAAAGAAAAGGCGTTAGAACTGCTTAAAATGGATATACTAGAAATGGAGCAGGTTACTGAAAGATGGAATAGTGATATGACTTCTGACAGTTGGTTATCCAAAAACACAAGACCATTAACACTACTTTACTTAACATTTATGACTACTTTGTTTGTTATTTTAGATAGTAGCGATAGCCCTTTTAAAGTAGGTAGTGAATGGGTAGAACTTCTTAAAACACTTCTTGTTACTGTTTATGTTGCATATTTTGGTAGCAGAGGTTTTGAAAAATACAATAAAATTCGTAAGTAATATATATATATATATAACTATATATAGCTATATATGATATTGATATATAGTATTAACAAGTATATAACATATAACTACTATATAACATCTACTATATATAGCATATAACTATAAATAAAAACTACTATATAGCAGTTAGTATATATGTGTTAAAAACTATATTTTTAGATGTTTAGAAGTAGGCTTATCTTTGGCATATGATAGAAAACATATTAGCAGAACAAACAACAGACAATCAGAAGATAGACAAGCTACTAGAATTAGATTGCAACCTATATACAAATCTTGGGAGCGATAGTACAAAGACCGAGAAGCAAGAAGTAAAGCGTATGTCAAGAAAAATATATAAAGCAATACAGGGTATCAATGAACCTATTGGTAAGTCTTTATTACAAGCTATGGATAAATGACTAGAAGCAAAATAGTTAAGAAGCTAGATAGTGTGTTCAGCCTATACATCCGCAATAGATATGCAAACAATGGCAAAGCTGAATGTTTCACTTGTGGTAAGATAGATGACGTAAGTAGATTACACGCAGGACACTTTATGAGCCGTAAACACTATGCAACTAGATGGGATGAGGTAAACGTACAGGTACAATGTCCTAAATGCAATTTATTTGGTCAAGGAGAACAGTACACCTTTGGGCTTAATTTGGACAAAGAGTATGGAGAAGGCACAGCAGAAAAGTTACAACAAAAAGCTAGAGGTTTAGTTAAATTGTCAAATGATGACCTAAATGAGTTGATTGAAAAGTTTAAAGTATAACCTGCGCTTGTAGGTTAGTTTCTCTATATGTTTGTTCAAAAAGGGGTTGGTTTTATTACTGACCCTTTTTTATTAAAATATTTTTTGTAGCTTTGGCATATGACATATAATGAGGATTTATTACGGCTGCGAGAAGCAGAAGCCGAAGCACTTCGAAAAAAAGTAGAGGAGCTTGAAGCAAAAATAGAGATACTTACACAACAAATAATGACAAATGAAATATACGAGTAAAGTAAATACAGTAGTAAAAGGCGAAAGTTTTAAACTACCTGACGGAGTTACTATGAATAAATATACAGTAACATTCGCTAACGGACATAACCCTAATGTTTATTCTCCTAAAGAATTGACATTTAGTGAAGGGGATGAGGTTGAGTATGATTTAGACCAAAATAAAAACAAGGCTAAAATACTTGGCAAGAAAAGCAGCGTACCACCTGCTCCTAAAAACAACTATTCTAATCCTAAAGACGATGTACAAAAATACATTATAAGACAAAGCAGTTTAAATAGAGCAACTGACTTGTATGCAGGAAAAGAAATAAATACAACTGAAATAATTAATTTAGCACGTACATTTGAGAACTACGTGTTTAACGGATAAAAATAAATATTATGACTAAAACTTGGGTAGACGGATTGAGAATATTCGACAACAAACAGGAATGGATAGTTTGCGACATTAAAATAAATGCAGACGAGATGATAAATTGGATTAACCAAAATAGAGCAAACGTCAATGAGCGTGGTTCTATTCCAATTACAATAGCTAAAAGTGAAAAAGGATTGTACTCAATGCTAAACACTTATGAAGTACAGAAGTCAAAGGAAGTAACAACAGCACAACATTCTCCTGACCGAGAAGCTGACTTGCCTTTCTAATGCTTATACAGCTAGACAACCACATAAAGAAGTTAGACGAATACCGAGCAGGGACTTTGAAAACAGGTCTCCGCTTGGGTATTCCTAGACTTGATGAACACTTTAGGTTTAAGTATGGAGATTTTAATATCATACTAGGACACGCAAACGTAGGGAAAACATCTCTAGTCCTATACCTAATGACACTATACGCTATGAAGCACGGCATTAAATGGCTTGTGTTTAGTAGTGAGAATGAGCCTTATTCTATTATAAGAAAAATAGTAGAATTTAGAGAGGGCAAACCAATAAACAAAATAGAGGAAACACACTACAAGGAGCAAGTAAAGTGGATTAACGAACACTTTAAATTTATTGATGGTTCAAAGCTATACACTTACAAATCACTACTAGATTTAGCACAGCACGTAAAGAAAGCCTGGGATTATCAGGGGTTTTTATTAGACCCTTACAACTCACTAAACAAAGACAAAGATGTACTAAAGGGTATATCAGGACACGAGTACGATTACCAAGCAACAAGCGAGATACGAATATTCTGCAAAGAGAATAACATAAGTACTTGGGTGTGTACACACGCTGCTACACAAAGTTTAAGGGAAAGACACCATAAAGGACACTTTTACGAAGGACACCCTATTCCACCTAGTGCAGCATCAGTTGAAGGTGGGGGTAAGTTTGTTAATAGGTGTGATAACTTTTTAGTGATACACAGATACATATACCACCCTGCTGATTGGATGTATTCACACTTGCACATTAAGAAGATTAAAGACGTAGACACAGGTGGTAGACCTACACCAATGGAAGACCCTATCAGACTAGAAAGCGTATTAAATAACGTAGGCTTTAACATAGAGGGTAAGAACCCTATACAATATCCTAAACGTGAGCAAATAGAACTGTTATAACCAAAATTAAACAACCACATTGATAACCGACATACTAACAAGCAAACACAATAAATGGATAAGCTACTGCCGTAGTTGGGGGTGCAATCCTGACACATCAGAGGACTTGGTACAAGAGATGTATCTTAAACTCCTAGTGCTTATACAGAACGGAATAGATATCTCGTATAAAGACGATATAAACGACTTTTATATTTATAAGGTGCTTCGTAGTATGTTTTTAGATTTATGCCGTAAGGAGCAGCGTACACAAGTTGTAGACCTAACAGACGATTACATAAAACACTTAATAGAAGAAAAGACAAAGGTAGAGTTGGAAGATGAGAAGATATTTGAAGAAGCCTTTGACAAAGTAAACCAAGCACTAAATGAGATGCATTGGTACGACAAAAAGGTATTTGAACTTGTACAGGACACTAACAATATATCTGCACTATCTAGGGAAACCAACATAGAGTATAGAAGCCTTTACAACACTTATCAGAAAGTTAAACGCAAAATAAAAGATAAGTTGTGATATTAAAAGTGCCTAACGATATAAAACTAGATGTTTGGAATTTTGTTCAGCACAACAATATAGGGCATAGATATAAAGCTAATGGTAATAAAACAGAACAATATGTAGGATTGTTAGGTGAGGTAATTATAAAAAAACATTTAGGCATTGATTATAAGTTACAAAGTAATTTTGATGGTGGATTTGATTTTATTTACAAAGGCAAAAGAATAGATGTAAAAACTATGGGCAGAAAAGTTTATCCAAAACCTTATTATGTGAATAATTTTATAGCTTATCAAAAGCATTTCAATTGTGATGCTTATATATTTTGCTCATTAAATAAAATAAATTATGATTTAACAGTATGTGGTTGGGTTACTAAAGAGCAGCTTTTAAAACGTGCTGATATATTTGAAGAAGGTACTGTAAGGGAAAGAACTGACGGAAGCACTTTTAAATTAAAAGCACCTACATACGAAATAAAAAATACACAGTTAAATAATATAAATACATTATGGGATTAGGAGATTTAGTATATTACATAACCAAGTACACAGGGATAAGATATGTTTACAAAAAGATATATCCTCAATGTGGGTGCGATGAACGTAGAAAGAAGTGGAATTCAATAAACCTAAATAAATAATATGCCAAAAGGAAAGTTTAGCGAAGAACAGATTGTAAGATGGGAAAACTATTTAAAAGTAAAAAACGATAGTGATTTTAAAATAGAACAATATAAATTAATATGTGAGATACACGCTGATTTATTTGCACACCCTTACCACGAGCCTTGTACGTGCAGCCCAAAACGTATAAAAGAATGGATAGCACAAATAACAAGGATATATGAAACTAGACTTAATACATAGCTTTGAGAAAGCCCTAGTTACTGCTCTTAACCTAGATGGATGGAGATTGGTACACACAGGCGAAACTTCTCTACCATACGATGCGCAGGGTATTACTCCTAAAGGATTAAAGTGTGTTATTGAGATGAAGTTTAGAGATAAGTACTATGAAACCAAAATACTAGAGGTTGGTAAGTATAACAATCTTATGAAGATGGATAGCGATATTCAGAAGTTTTACTTTGTAAATGACCCTAAAGGAAACTATATGTTTTGGCTAAATGACCTAAAGGATTTAAAGCCTGAAGAACTGTATTGTCCTAAAACTACAATGTGGGAAACGAGCAAAAGAAAAAAAAGTGTATATTTGTTACAAGAGAAACAAGCTATAATAACAAACATATATGAATAATAAAGATTTTATTGCTATGAGTTATAAAGAACGCATAGACTATTTCAGAGGTGTAGGTGTAAGAACTACATACAATATTGCTATGGATGATGACCATCCTTTAAGCATAGATGCAAACGATTACCTAGACGAAAAGAATGAATAAGAAACGAGCAAGTCAATCAGCAAGAATACAAGAACTAGAACAGCATATAGTTAAAATATATATGATACTAGAACAAGTAGTAGAACAGCTAAAAAACAAGGATGAACAGGGAACTACTAAAACTTAAATTTCAAGGAGATTTTACAGCAGCTTCACACATTATACAGAAGTGGTTAGAGAAAAGCCCTGACAACAAAGAACTGAAACACGTTACAGAGTATTTGACAAACTCCTATATTTATGCAACAGCTTGTGAGATGCAAATAAAAGAAGCCAATGCAATCATAAACAGATTAAGAGAGAAGCGAGATAAGTATAAAGACCTTGCAGACGATTACAAAGAACTATACGAGAAACTACAAGAGAAAACATTATAACAAACATATAGATTATGATAACATTACTAAACGGAGAGAAGTGGGATAGGCAAGAGTTACTATCTAAAATGGATGATGACAGCTTTTACTATGGTCATTTAGGTAAACACGCATTAAGTAGCAGTAGTATTAAATTGTTACAGACAAGCCCAAAGAAATATCACTACATTACAAAGTACAGTAAGAACGAAACTTCTCCTGCTTTACGTGCGGGGCATTTATTCCACACAGCTATACTAGAGCCTGAAAAATATAGCGAGATAAAATTCATAGACGTACAAAGTAGAAACGCTAAAAAGTTTAAGGAAGCAGTAGAGGAGTATGGCGAATGTTTTACAGCAAAAGAGCAAAGCGAAAACGAAAGATTAATAGATGCTTTCTTTAAGAACGAACAAGCCTTACAACTTATTACTGATTGTCAAACAGAAGTACCTGCTATTGGTAATATAGATATGATGCCATTTAGAGGCAAAGCAGATGTATTAGGTAAGCAGGGTATAGTAGATTTAAAAACTACAACCGACATACGAGCATTCCCCTATTCAGCTAAAAAGTACGGCTATGATATACAAGTTTATATATACTGCCAATTATTCAACGTACCTTATACAGAGTTTACGTTTATAGCTTTAGACAAAGGCACACTAGACATAGCGATATACGATGTATCAGAGGACTTCTATTTAGAGGGGGAACGCAAAACACTTGAAGCAATAGACAGATACAAGATGTTCTTTATAGAAGATGCAGACCTAGATAGTTACACATTAAGAGGTACATTATGAAACGATTTATAAGCGATATGGAAACCATACAACTAGCAATAAAGCTAGGAGATTATGAAGATGCTTTAGAAATGCTACAAGAGGTTAAAGAAGAAATGATTATATTAGATGCATTAAATTATGAATAGAGAACAAATAGCATACGAGAAAGGATACAGAGTTACTAAAGGTGGGGACTTGTTAAACCCTAAAGGGACAAAAATAGGTTCTATAAATAATTACGGATATGAAAAGACTACTATAATAATAAACGGTAAAGGTGTTGTTATTAAAACGCATAGATTACAAGCATACCAAAAATATGGCAATAAATTATATGAAGATGGTATTGTGGTTAGACATTTAAATGGTAATTCTTTAGACAATTCTTTTAGTAATATATTAACAGGTACACAAGTAGACAACCTTAAAGATATACCTTTAAAACAAAGACAATTAAATGCATTGCAATCATCTTACAAAAGGATTAAGCACCCTAAAGAACTTGTTGATAAATTAAAAGAAGAATACAAAGTGTTAAAAAGCTATGCTAAACTATCAAGAAAGTTTAATTTAAGTTACGACACAACGTATTATTTAATAAATCAACGCAAAGTATTTAAAGATGCGTAAGACTACACTAATAAAAAGTTATGCCTACTTTAAAGGACAATTAGAGTGGGCATACAAAAACACAAACGAGAAACTAATAAACTATTATACAGATGAAATACAAAAACTTCTTACTAAATACTACACAAAGAAACAGGGAGAACATACAACACCTAAAAACTTTGATTGAGAGGCAAACAGGAAAAGACATAACAATAAACACTAGACACAGAGAGATAGTATTCGCTAGAAAGATATACTACAAGATACTAACCCTAACTACTAAAATGAGTTACAAGTCTATTGGGGATACACTAGGGCAGACACACGCAACTGTAATACACGCACTAAACAACTTTGATTGGGATTACGACCATAACCCTGCATTCAAAGAAGCATACGATAGGGTGTATAACTTGTACACTAAAAAGGGTACTGTTGCTACTGTTGAGACAATGGTGTACGAAAACAGAGTATTAGAAGAAAAGATAGTTGAACTAAAATGTCAGATAGACGAATTGAGAAACGAGTTAAAAGAAACACGCAGAAACAATATAAGACCTAGAAACCAACAAGCAACTATATACAATGCTTCTGAAACAGTAATACTGTGAAAAAAGCAATATACATAATAGCAATTATATGGGCTGCCTTTCTAACAATAGGAGTAATAGGTGGAGCGATTGAAATAATAATAAACTTATGAAAATAAACCACACAAAAGTATTAGCTTGGATAGTAATAGGAATTATGACAATAGCTATTTGGAACAGCATATATAAATTAGTGTTTTAAAAAAGTAAACTAATTACGTTATACTTATAAGCGGTTTACAATAACTTAATACGCTTAACTATGTACGACACTAAAGAACTAGAAAGAAAATCACTAGAAGCCATTAAAGAGCATAAGCTGATGTTTATAGAACACGTAGTTGCTTATTTACCCTGTTCAAAGCCTACTTTTTATGAGCATAAACTTAACGAACTTAACAGCATAAAAAAGGCAATAGAAGAAAATAGAACTGTTAAGAAAGTAGCGTTACTTAATAATTGGATTACAACTGAAGCCGCACCTGTATTGCAAATAGCAGCTATGAAGATGATTAGTAGTGATGAAGAAGCACACAGGCTAAACGGTACAAAGCGTGAGATAAAGCACGACACAAAACAAAAGAGTTTTAAGGTAGAAGTGATTGACCACAATACAAGTAAATAAAGTATACAACCATCTAACCAACTCTAATAAGAAGATAACATTAGAAGTGGGTGGAACTAGGAGCGGTAAGACATACAATGTTCTACTGTGGATTATTCTACACTATTGCCAACACAACGAAAACAAAACGATTACTATATGCCGTAAGACATTCCCTGCTGTACGTGCTACTGTGATGCGAGACTTCCTAGAGATACTCAAACGTATGGACTTATACGATGAACAGCACCACAATAAGAGCAACCACGAGTATAAGCTAGACAGCAACCTTATAGAGTTTATATCATTAGACCAACCACAAAAGGTAAGAGGACGTAAAAGAGATTTACTTTTCGCCAATGAGATGAATGAACTGACATTTGAAGATTGGCAGCAATTAGTATTTAGAACAACAGACAAGATAGTAGGAGACCTTAACCCTTCTGACGAGTATCATTGGATATGGGAAAAGCTAGAGCAAAGAGAAGATGTAGAAATATACAACACTACTTACCTAGACAATCCATTCCTAGACGATAGCATAAGAAGCGAGATAGAACTACTAAAAGACACTGACGAAAACTATTGGCGTATATATGGACTTGGGCAAAGAGCAATTAGCAAAGCAACTATATTCAAATACACGGAGATTGATAGCATACCTGATGATGCACAGCTTGTGGCTTATGGGATGGACTTTGGATTTAATGACCCTACTACACTTGTTGCGACATACAAGAAAGACCACAACCTATACTTTAAAGAAATGCTATACAGGTCAAAGATGACAACAGAGGACATACACCAATATCTAAAAGGAGTAGAGGTATTAGGTATGACTTATGCAGATAGCGCAAGACCTGAAATAATAGAACAGTTGCGTAGATACGGACACAAGGTGATGAAGTCTTATAAGGGTGCTAATTCTGTACTAGCAGGGATAGACCTACTTAAAAGATACAAACTCCACGTAACAAAGGACAGCGAGAATATGATAAAAGAGTTTAGAAGCTATAAGTGGAAAGAAGATAGAGCAGGTAGAATAACTAACGTACCCGAAGATTTACACAACCACACATTAGATGCAGCTAGATATAGTTGCTACTCTATATTAAGTAAGCCTAACTTTGGTAAGTACTACATACATTAGTTTTATAAACATTTGGTTAATTAAAATATTGTTTATATATTAGCACTATAAAACAAACATTATGATAACAGAACTAGAAGATTTACAAAAAGAGGAAAAAAGAATTTTTTGGAAACTTATAGACCTTGAAAGAGATGGCAAAGAAATGACACTTGATTATAATAAACTTTTATATAAGCAAGAATGTGTACAAACAGAAATAAAAGACTTAAAAGGGATGACCTATTGGGAAAGGGTTGATTTAAGGAACTTCATACTCGACTTTTATGAAGCGTAAGATAGAAAACTTTATATTTGACACAATAATATACGTAGCTGCTTTTGGACTAGTATGCACGTTTTGCCAACTATGCGCTCACGCTGATAAATGGATGGGGTTATGAAAGATTTAAAACTTTTTATAGTGGTTATTCTGACACTAACATTTTTAGTTTGGTCTAAACATTACTTGGGGATATGATAGTAGAAATAGGAAACAAACACTTTAGAGATACAGGGGAAACTATGCAAGAGGTATATTGGAATGAAACCTTTGAGGAGTGGACACCTGTACTATGGGAGCAACAAATGGAGATATGAAAAAGACCAAGAAACAAATAGACAAGAATGTTAGGTTTATACCTTTAGCTGAATGGCAAGAAACGTATCAGTATCATAGAACAAACAAGCACAGCAGACAGGTTGATGAAAACGGTAAGAGATGAAACTACATAAACTACACACAGGGGTTATAATAACCCACATACACACAGACATAGGGATAAGCGTAAAAGCTAGACACCCTAAAGACAAGGACTACATAGTGTGGGAATTACTACACAGAACACAACAATTTTATAGAGGGCTTTTATAGCCCTTTTTTTATTTCCTAAAAACCTGCTTTATATACGTTATATTTATATGAAGTATGAATTAAACGTGCCTACAAGCCTAAACGAGATAACTCTTGGTCAATACCAACAGTATCTAAAACTACCTGAAGGCTTAACTGAAAACCAAGTAGCACTTAAAATGGTGGGTATCTTCTGCCAAGTGCCTGACACAGTTGTAAGAAACATAAAAGCTGCTGACATACAAACAATAGTAGCAACCCTTACAAAGATGTTTGAGGACACTCCTGAACTAACAAGAGAGTTTAAACTAAACGGCAAACGATACGGCTTTATACCCAACCTAGACGATATGTCTTTTGGCGAGTACATAGACATAGACACATACTTGGGGGATTGGGATAACATAGAGAAAGCTATGGCAGTCCTTTATAGACCCGTACAGGGCAGTTATGACAAATTATACAACATAGAGCCATACGAAGCTAAAGATGCCCTAGAGTACAAGCATATGCCTTTAGGAGTTGTATTAGGTTCTATTGTTTTTTTTTACAATTTAGGGAGCGAATTGTGTCAGGTTATGATGGATTATTCACTCAATCAGGAAATGACCTATCAACAGAAGCAAACTTTGGAGCAAAGTGGGGTTGGTATCAATCAATATACGGATTGGCTCAAGGCGACGTTACAAGATTTGAAAATATCACTAAACTAAATATGCACGAATGTTTATATGCATTAGAGTTTATGAAAGAGAAAAACGAATTAGAAGCAAAAAGAATTAAACGAAATGGCTAATACAGCAGTAAGAGGTTTTTACCTAATCACGCAAACTATAAAAGACCAACTACTATTGGATGAAAATGTCAATACGGTTACAACAGGAGATTTAACAGAGATAGACTTATCCAAGCAAACTATATTCCCATTATCTCACGTTATCATAAACAGCGCAACCATACAAGAACAAGTAATTAGATTTAACATCACAGTCCTAGCTATGGATGTTGTAGACTTTAGCAAAGAAGAAACAACAGATATATTTATAGGCAACAACAACGAGCAGGATGTACTCAACACACAACTAGCAGTTTTAAATAGATTGTTTGGATTGTTAAGACAAGCAGACGTTAGCGATGTGTACTCACTTGATAGCGACCCTAGCTGTGAGCCGTTCTATGACAGATTTGAAAACGAATTAGCAGGGTGGAGTACAACCTTTGACATAACCATACCTAATGACATATACCTATGCTAGACAATACAGAGGATATATTAAGAGGGTTTGCCAAGAGGGTTATACAACAATCTAGGACACGACTAACTAAAGGTAAAAAGAATAGTAGTAAGGAATTATACAACAGCCTTAAATACGACCTTAAAACGTCTGCAAATGCGTTTATACTAAACTTCTTTATGGAGGAGTATGGTATTTATCAGGACAAGGGTGTAAGTGGTACTAAAAAGAAATACAACACACCATTTAGTTATAAAGACAAGATGCCTCCACCACAAGCATTAGACAAGTGGCTAGTGAGAAAAGGTATTAAAGGAGTAAGAAACGAACAAGGGCAATTTATAAAGAGAAAGAGTTTACAGTATCTAATGGCTAGAAGTATATTTAGAAAAGGTATAAAACCAAGCAATTTCTTTACAAAGAGTTTCGAACAGGCATTTGACAAACTACCAAAAGAGTTAGTAGATGCGTATAAATTAGATTTAGAAGAATTTTTAACATCAGCAACAAGTGGCAACTAAAATAAACGTAAGAAGTCCTTTCTTTACACAAACAGAGTTTAATTCAACCCTTTATCAGGCGGATTTAGACCTTTATGTATATGATGGAACAAAGGAAACAGACAAGGGTACTCCAAAATATACTCTTTCAAAAACAAACGGTATTAATTACGATATATCAGGTTTTTCTTATAAAGGAATTAGCTTCGAAATATCTGAACTCGTAAGAGATTACATTGATGTTAATTTTGACGGAAACTACAACAACTACAATAAATGGGTAAGAGCAGAACAGTTTTTTTATGCAACTGATGCTATTGTAACAGGAACAAGTCAAGCAGCAGGAGCATTTGAGTTGCAAGATAGTAGCGCAAATTTCTCAAGAACAATAGTAGGCAAATACGTAAGAAAAGAAAGCACAGGGGAACTCACAGAAATTACAGGTTGGACTGATAGTACAACTATTTCTGTTGATGATGATATATTTGGAGGTGTATTTAATTACACCGCAGGTATTATATTTTTAGAAGAAGACCACATAGCTTATGATGGTTATGGTTATTTTGAAGATTTAAGAAACCCACAATTATCACAACCATACTTACAAAGTAATAAAAAAATATATAGGTTACAAGACCACAATGTAAGAGTACCTATTGACACAGATAAGGCGGTTTCTGCGGTATTTAGATTAAATGGGGAAACAGTTAAATCGCAAACCTTTACACCATCTGATGAAAGCGATGAACAGGTTGTTTACTTTAATGTTGGCTTTAGCAATTATGACACTTATGCACAAAGAGTTAAAATTACTAATTCAATTATAAACCCTTATACAAGAAGGTCTGGTATATTAGAAACATCCCCAAGACTTGAAGAGTTTTTTGGGTTAGAAAACGTAGGAGAGGTCGATGAGATATATGTTAGCGATGGGGAAAAAACTGAAATACTAAAAATAATCACAGAGCCTTGTTCTAAATACAAGCCATACAAAGTAGTGTTTGTAAACAAGTTTGGTGTGTTGCAAGATTTATTCTTTAGCTTAAAATCAACAGAGAGCATCACAACAACAGGCGAAACATACAAGGCTAATACATTTAAGACAACTATTGATAGTAGCATACCTCTTGTAGCAAAGGTTGGTAATATATACGATGCTAACAAACACCAAATAACACAGTACAATAAATTAGGTAAAGAAAGCATTACGCTTAATACAGGCTATCTATCAGAAGATTACAATGATGTTATGAAAGAGCTTATGTTGAGTGAACAAGTATGGTTGATGCCTACCGATAGTGATACCGTATATCCTGTTATACCTAAAACAAGTAATCTAACATATAAGACAAGCCTTAATGATAGACTTGTACAATATACAATAGAGTTTGATTATGCGTTTGACAAGATAAACACAGTAAGATAGTGGTTATACAATTATACATAGAAGGTCAAAGGGTTGAACTGTTTAAGGATGAAAGCGTTACAATAACTGACAGCATCCAAAACGTAAAAGATATAGGCTCTATTTTTACGGCATTTAGTCAATCTTTTAATGTTCCTGCAAGTAAGACTAATAATAAAATATTTAAGCATTATTATAATTATGATATTGATATAGCATTTTCTTTTAATGCCAATGATTTAGTTTCAGGAATTATAGAACTAAACAACCTGCCATTTAGAAAAGGTTTTATAGGGCTTGATGGTGTTACTTTAAAAAACAATAAAGCACACTCTTACAAAATTACATTCTTTGGAGAAACAGTAGATTTAAAAACAAAACTAAAAGAAACTAAATTAAGTACAGTATTTCAGGGAGTTACTACTTATGACCACGAGTACGGAGTATCAACTGTCAAAACAGGATTACAAAGTAGTTTGGCAAGTGGAGCAATACGCTACCCTTTAATATCACACACAGAAAGATTATTCTTTGATAGTGGTACGCATATTGCTAATGACCGTAATTTACATTATGATACAGGTGGTGGTGGAGGTGGTTCACACAATCACGGTATAAGATACAATGACTTAAAACCTGCTATAAAATTAAGTACTATTGTAGATGAAATAGAAAACTTTACAGGATTGACTTTTACAAGTGGAGCAAGTGATGACTTCTTTGATGAAACAAACAACCCTTTATGGGGTACTTTATATTTGTGGTTAAGTAGAGTAAAAGGTGCGCTAGGTTTAAACGTAACAGGTACAGCAGTTGTATATATGCCATTTACAGACTTTGATTTTTCAAGCGCAAGTCCTAATGAATGGTCACCCGAATTACAAGGTACTACCCCTGCTTTCTCTCCATATTCTAGGATAAATTCAGGAGTTTGGACTATAAGACCACAAGCAGCTTTTTTTCCGAGTGATACATCGTACCAATACTATACAACTTTTACGCTAACAAGCACATCACAATATACAATGATTATTGAAGATGTTACAAGTACTCCATTTACAGTAGCATCAACGACAGGAACAGGAACACTTACATTAAGTAATGTGTTTGTAGGTACAAATAATGTTTATGGTCAAATAAGAAAAATAAGATATAGGGTAACAAGCGAAGACCCTGCTATAACATTCACACCTACAATTGACTTCAAGTACCAAATCTTTCAAAGTGGTAGTCTTTCAACATTTCGCACACAAATTACAGGTAACGCAATAGAGCCTAATGGTGCTGTTAGTAATATAGTAGTATCAGACCAAATGCCTGATTTAAAAGTAATAGATTTTCTCACAGGGCTATTTAAGATGTTTAACCTAACAGCTTTCGTACAAGACGATGGTAAGATTAAGGTAATGACATTAGATAATTTTTATAACGCAGGTAATTCTTATGATGTAAGCGAATTTATAGACGTGAATGAAAGTAATGTGAATTTTGCAATACCTTATCAAGAGATAGCATTTAGATTTAAAAAACCAAACACATTTTTAGGTATAAACTTTAGCGAGATTAACAACAAAGTTTTCGCAGACCTAGAAAGCACAACAGCAGAAAACGCTGATGTACAAACAACTAATAGAGGTGGCAAATATGTAGTGCAGTTACCTTTTGGCAAAATGATTTATGAAAGGCTTAATGATTTAGATGACGGCACTCAAAGTTTAATGCAATACGGCTACTGTACTGACAAAGACCAAAACCCTATTAATATAGACCCTCTTATTTTAAATATAACAAACGAAACTTTAACAACAGGGCATTATTTAAGTTTTTACAATGGTACAAGTACAGGCACAGCAGCAGGGTTGCCTACATATAATAGACCATCTAATACATACGGCACAAGTCAATCTTTAAGTTTTGGAACAGAGATAGACGAGTACACAGGACTAGCAGAAGATGATAGCTTATTTGAGAACTATTATAAGAATTATATTGTAGATACTTTCAATGCTAAAAGAAGATTAGTAAAAGTAAAAGCATTTTTGCCATTAAGGATATTATTAAACTATCAACTTAATGCTGTGTTTATTATAAATGGCAGGGAGTATATTATAAACAGCGTAAACACAAACCTGCTAACAGGCAAAAGTGATTTAGAACTATTAAACAAGCTATGATTAAGAATATACTAGACTTATTAGAATTAGCAAAAGGAGAAACAGAGAATATCCGTATAGCACAGGGTAAGTATCATTTGCCTAGTGGGTTAATGGGTGCAGGTAAAAAAATTAAAAGAGAAGCGAAATGGCAGAAAAAATAATTATAGACCTAGAAGCAAAAACTGACAAAGCCTTAAAAGGCATACAGGATTTATCCCAAGAGGTTGGAGATTTAAATAAAGAAGTAGCTAAAGGTAATAAGCAAACAGAA